ATTAATCAACTTCGTATGTTAGAAGATGCGATGGTGATTTACAGAATTACAAGAGCACCAGAAAGACGTGTGTTTTATATTGATGTTGGTAATCTACCTAAGACAAAGGCTGAACAATATCTTAGAAACATTATGAACAAGTTTAAAAACAAAATGGTTTATGATGCGACTACTGGTAAAGTCAAAGACGGTAAGAATACTATGTCTATGATGGAAGATTTTTGGTTGCCAAGAAAAGAAGGTGGTCGTGGTACAGAAGTTACAACATTGCCAGGCGGACAAAATCTAGGCGATATGGATGACGTAATGTATTTTCAAAAGAAAGTATATCAATCGTTACACGTTCCACCATCAAGAATGGAACAAGAACAAACGTGGGGATTCTCACGTGGTGGTGAAATTAGTAGAGATGAAATCAAATTTACCAAATTCGTTTCCAAATTAAGAAAACGTTTCTCGGATTTATTTTATACACTTTTAAGAACTCAATTGGTTGCTAAAGGTATTATAACTAGAAATGAGTGGAATTCTTATAAAGAGAACATTGATTTTGTATTCGCAGATGATGGTTATTTTAGTGAAATAAAGAAACTTGAAATGTTGAATCAACGTATTGAGATATTAGACACAATCACCAGTGGTGAAATGATTGGTCGATATTATTCTATTGAGTGGGTTCGTAAGAATATTCTTATGCAAACCGATGAAGAAATTAAAGCAATGGACGTTGTAATCGAGAAGGAAAAAGCAGAGACACCAACAGGTGACGAAGGCGAATCCGATGATACATATTAGGAGAAATTAAATGAATAATTTAGAAAAATTAATTAACTACGCAAAAAATAAGAAAGCTTCAGACTTTAAAACTACGTTTACGGACGAATTGTCAGCACGAGTTGCTAGCAAATTAGGTTCAATGCAACAAACAATAGCAAAAACTATGTTTGCTAAAGATGAGTAATATGAAATCTTTTAGACAATTTATTGAAGAAGATGAAGATGTTTTCGAAATTTTTTCTCACACCGATGAACAGTGGGATGAATTGTCAGAAGAAGAAAAGGCAGAATTTGTAGACTTTGAAATTGACGGAGAATTTGAAGCACCAAACGGTAGCATTATTTGGATTGTTGGTGGTGAGGAATACGATATTGTGAATTTACAATCTGTATCTCAAGCAAACGAATCTATAAAGTTTAAAGGTAGGTCTAGACGCCAAGTCCATATGACTCAGATAAAAAAGAGAAGATTTAAGGGCAGAGACAGAGCAAAGAAATTAAAGCGAAATATTCATCGTAGAAAGTCACACGTGAAATTTAGAATTAAAAGAAACGAATTCAGAAGAACTCAACGTCACGGTGCGGGCGATAAGTCTGGCAAAAGAGGCAAGATTGGACAAGCACGCAAAAGACGTGGTGGACGCAATATAAGTTATAAAGGATAAGAAAATGAGACTAATTTCAGAAATCAACGAAACCGTAAATTACATTACTGAAGGAAAGGGTAAAGACCTTTATATTGAAGGTGTATTTTTACAAGCAGACTTAAAGAACCGCAATGGAAGAATTTATCCAGGCGCAATAATGGAAAAGGAAGTAAAACGTTATACAGAAACGTACATTGATAAGAAAAGAGCATTTGGCGAGTTAGGTCATCCAGATGGTCCAACAATCAACCTTGACCGCGTATCACATATGATTACATCTTTGGTTAAAGAAGGAAGTAATTATGTTGGTAAAGCAAAAGTTACAAATACTCCTCACGGAAATATTGTAAAGAATTTGATTAAAGAGGGTGCTCAACTTGGTGTTTCATCAAGAGGTATGGGCACACTTAAAGCAAATAAAAAAGGAATTCAGGAAGTACAAGGTGATTTTTACCTTGCTACTGCCGCTGATATTGTAGCAGACCCATCTGCTCCTGATGCATTCGTAAATGGCATCATGGAAGGAAAAGAATGGGTTTGGGACAACGGGATTATCAAAGAACAAGAGATTGCAGCTATGAAAAAGTTGGTAGAAACAACGGCAAAAAATCGTTTAACTGGTTTGGAAGCACGTATTTTTGCCGAGTTTATCAATAAACTGTAGTAAATTGTTGTTTGTTAAAGTTATTAGTTTTATAAATAATAGTAATTAGAATAAAAAACTAATATTAGATTACATAAAATAATTAGGAGAACCTAAGATGAAGTTAAAAACAGAAGCTGGCGAGATGTTAGTTCTAGATGAAGCACAGGAATTTTACATTTCTGAAAATGCCGATTCTGATACTTCAATTAACGTATCTGAAGTCGAAGCATTATTGGAATCTGCAGAACTTGAAATGGTTGCTGAAGAAACTGACGATGTTACGGAAGGCGCAAAAGAACCAAAACCAACCAAGTTGAAAAAGAAAAAGATTACTGTAGCGGGAGCTGGAGAAATTGAAGTAATGGAAGACGAGGATGAGGATGATTCTGATGACGAAGATGAAGATGACGAAGTTGAAGAAACCAAAAAAGTTGCTAAAGAGGAAGTAGAGATTGAAGTTGACGTTCAGGAAGATATGGACGCATTATTTGACGGTCAAGAATTGACTGAAGATTTCAAAGCACGTACCACTTTAGTATTCGAAACTGCTGTGAAAGCAAAAGTTAAGCAAAACCTTACTCAAATCGAAGAAAAAATGGAAGCAGAATTAACTGCTAAAACAGATTCTTTACTTGAAGATATCACATCTAAGTTAGATGGATATTTAGACTATATGGTTAATGAGTGGGTTGAAGAAAATAAACTTGCCGTTGAAAATGGTTTGAAAAACGAAATCTTAGAAGGTTTTGTGGATGGTATGAAGACATTATTCACAGAAAACTATATTGAGATTCCAGAGGAAAAATTCAACGTTGTAGACCAGCAAGCATTAGAAATTGCTAGTCTTAAAGAAGAATTAGATTCTGAGATGAATAAAAATATTGAAGCAAACTCGGCATTAAATGTTGCGACTGCTAAAGAAATTTTCAGTACAGTTTCTGAAGACTTAACTATGACCCAAGTTGAAAAACTTGATTCTCTTGCAGAGGGTGTTGTATTTGAAGACTCAGAATCTTATACTGAAAAGTTAGAAACTTTGAAGGAAACTTACTTTCCTTCTGAAGCAAAGAAAGAGGAAGTAATTGCTGAAAGTAAGATTACAGCAAGTGATTCTGAGGAAGAAATGAGTGCGTCAATGCAAGCAATCGTTAATTCACTTTCAAAATCAACAGACACAAGCATCTTAGGTGCTTAACATTTATACTTAATAAGGAGAAAACACAATGTTTTTATCAGAAGAAATTAAAGATAAGTGGCAGCCGGTTATGGAGCATGCAGGCGTACCTGCGATTAAAGATGCTACAACACGTGCAATTACACTTCGTCTTTTAGAAAATCAACAAACTGCGTTAGATGAAGCTAACGTCACAGGTGCTAATGTAGATAACTGGGATCCAATCCTAATCTCATTAGTTAGACGTACTATGCCACAATTAATGGCATATGACACAATTGGTGTTCAGCCGATGAATGGACCAACTGGTCTTATCTTTGCAATGAAATCTCATTACACAGGTGAAGCAAGTACTGGTGCTGAAGCATTAGCAATCCCTGCAGGTGCTCCGAATACGGACTTTGCTGGTGACGATGGTACTGCTGACGCTATGACTACTGCTCAAGGTGAAGCATTAGGTGGATTTGGTGGCGGTGCTACTACATTTGCTGAAATGTCTTTCTCAATTGAGAAGTCAAGTGTTACTGCTAAGACTAAAGCACTTAAAGCAAAATATTCAATTGAACTTGCCCAAGACTTGAAAGCAATGCATGGTTTAGACGCTGAGTCTGAATTATCAAATATTCTTTCTGGTGAGATTCTTGCTGAAATCAACCGCGAAATCATCACTACAATCACTGCTCAAGCAACTGCTGGTGCCACTTCTGGTACTACAACTGCTGGTACATTTGATGTTGCTGATGCTGTTGATAACAGAGGAGCTCGTTGGGGTGGTGAACGTTATAAGTCACTTCTAGTTCAAATCAATCGTGAAGCAAACCTAATTGCTAAGAACACTGGTCGTGGTCGTGGTAATTGGTTAATCGTATCTCCAGATGTTGCATCTGCGTTAGATATGGTTGGCGGTATGGATGTTCCTTCAATGTCTGTTGACAATGGTGGACAACCTGATATCGTGAACTCAGTATTTGCAGGTACTTTAGGTGGTAAATTTAAAGTATTCATTGACCAATTTGCGGCAACTGATACAGTTGTTGTTGGTTTCAAAGGTGCAAATATGTATGATGCTGGTATGTTCTACTGCCCATACGTTCCTTTACAAATGATGAAATCAATTGGTGAAGAAGACTTCCAGCCTCGTTTAGGTTTCAAGACTCGTTATGGAATCACTATGAATCCATTCGTTTCTGGTGCAGCTGGTGCAAACTCTTACTTCCGTAAGTTTACTGTTGCTAATCTGTAATAGTTAAATAGTTTCCCCTACCTTGGGAAAACCGTTAAACCCCCTTAATTGGGGGTTTTTTTTCGGACGTATAAATAGTTATATGAACGATTATCAAAAACTTAATTTAGCAAAATCAACTAATTATAAAATGAATTTCGCTGCTTTGCCAGGCGTGGACTTTTGGTTAATGACCGCTAATATACCAACAATAACTTCCAACGAAGTTCCTATCCCTAACCCAATTCACGGCAATACGTATAGACCATCTAATACTATCTATTGGGCACCACTGATGTTTACATTTTTAGTAGACGAAGATTATTCTAATTATTTTGAATTATATTCTTGGTTTCAGAGAATGTCTGGTTCTGATGTTGCTGGAAGGGAATTACACGACAAAGACCTTCAAACCACAGGAAGTATTCATATTCTATCAAACAACAAAAACGTAAGTGATGTTGTGTTTACTTTTCATAACGCATTTCCTACCATCATGGGGGAAATACAACTTAACAACGAATCATCAGAACCAATTATGACTGATGTTACCTTACAATACGATTATATGACTATGGAAACTTGACTTTTCAACGAAAGTAGGGTATAATAGGGGTATGAATATTGAAAAACTTGAAGAGCAAGTAGATAAAGACTTGTACCTAGACGAAACGATACTTGCAAAAGAATCGTTATCAACACCCCTTAAACATAACAAATACCTTAAAATGGTATTGAGAGAACGTTTGAAATTAAGGAAATTAAAAACAGAACTATATAGAGTATCGTTAGGAAGGACTAATTATTATAACGGAAATGACCCAGACCCATACGAATATGTGTTGAAGGATAGAGAAGTTAAAGAATATGTTAAAGTTGACCCAATAGTAGTTGAAGCAGAGGCAAGGGTCGCGTTACAAGAGGAATTAGTCAAGTATCTGGACGAAGTTTGTAAAATGTTTACGGTTAGAGGCTTTGCCATTAAAAATGCCATAGATTTTCTCAAGTACACACAAGGCGTAGTATAATATATAATGAGTGATATAGTAGTAAACATCAAAGATGATGTATTTTTAAGCGTAGAATGCGAACATGGGATTTCTCATGAGTTATCTGATTTTTTTACGTTCGAAGTCCCAGGACACAAATTCATGCCATCGTTTCGTGCTAAAGCATGGGATGGTAAAATACGGTTGTTTAACGTATTCGGTGGAGAGGTTTATGTTGGACTTTTAAACTATATTATCGAATTCGCAAAACGCAGAAATTTAACGATAGAATATCCAAATTTAGGCAATCCCGAACCCATAAAATCAACGGAGCAGTTCATTAATGGGTTAAATCCACACGTTCAAGGCAAACCCATATTACCCTACGACTATCAAATAAAAGCAGTTAATTGGGGAATTACGGAGTCCAGAGCTTTATTATTATCTCCGACTTCTTCTGGTAAATCGTTCATGATTTATGCTTTGTCTCAATATTATAGAAATTTGATTGACGATAAAATTCTCATAATCGTTCCAACTACATCGTTAGTTGAACAACTATATAAAGACTTTAAAGATTACGCATCTGAACTAGACCCAACGTTTAGTGAGGACAACGTACATAGAATTTATTCGGGTAAAGAGAAGCATACGAATAAACAAATCGTAATCACTACTTGGCAATCGATTTATAAATTAAAGAAACAGTTCTTTGAACAATTCGGTTGCGTTATCGGTGATGAAGCACATAACTTTAAAGCAAAGTCATTAACAAGCATTTTAACAAAATTAACCGATTGTAAATATAAATTTGGTTTCACTGGTACGCTTGATGGTACTACTACACATAAGTTAGTTCTTGAGGGATTATTCGGTTCAGTTAAAAAGGTCATCACTACTAAAGAATTAATGGATAGTGATACAATTAGTAAATTACACATCGAAGCAATAACTTTAAAATACAAAGACGATGAATGTAAATTCGTTAAACAAATGACGTATCAAGAAGAAATTGATTATATTATTGCCCACCCTCAAAGGAATAAATTCATTTGCGATTTATCATTAAGTAGAAAAAATAACACATTAGTATTATTTCAATTTGTTGAAAAGCATGGTAAGAAATTATATGAATATCTTAAAAAGAAAGAACCGAACAGACCAATCTTTTTCGTATCTGGAAACATTAAAGTTGAAGATAGAGAGAGGATACGAGAGATTACCGAGATTTCTACAAATGCCATTATTGTTGCTTCATACGGTACTTATTCTACTGGTATCAATATTCGCAACCTTCATAACATTATCTTTGCTCATCCCTCAAAGTCTAGGATTAGGAATTTACAATCAGTTGGTCGTGGTTTACGAAAAGCTGAGGGGAAAGAATTAGCAACACTATTTGATATAAGTGACGATTTGTCATGGAAGAAACACAAGAACTTTTCTTTGAAACATTTCTTTGAAAGGGTTAAAATTTACAATTCAGAAAAATTTGATTATAAACTAAGGAGCATTAAATTATGAATACTACAATAGTACATTTGAAACACACAGGCACGGAACTTATTTGCGACATGCTCGAATTGAACGATAAAAATATGGCAGTCACTATTAAAGACCCGCAAATTATTGGTATTGTATCTCAAGACGAGAATGGTGCTCAAATGGGGTTCAGACCTTTTCTTACGTCTTGTAAAGATAATATTATTCACCTATCATTGGGAGATATTTTATACATCGCAGCGGCTGAAGACCAGATGGTTAAAGAGTACGAACGCATGTTTTCTAGCATTAAAATGCCAACTCAGAAAATAATCGTGTAGGAGCTTTACTTTCTATTAAATGTAGGTTATAATACTGGTATCAACTAAAAAATTACCAGCCTTAAACAACATAGGATAGTAGCGAAGTTCGTGAAGTGGTTCAGACTACACTTAACAGTCAGGTCTGTAATATAATCGTGTCAGGATACACCACATAATGGTAATAGCAATCCGAATAGAGATGAATGAATTAACATTCAATGGCAATCAGGATAATCGTAACCTGACTCTATCTCTTAACATGTGTGAAAGTAAATTTATGTTTAATTAAGAATAATAAATAAAGGAGCAAACTTTGTTTGCGACTTCAAACTACCGAAGGGAGTTTGAGAATAAAGTGGCGTTTAATACCAATGTAATATTAATACTACATGCAACTCTACCCTGAACTCCTTCGGAGTTCAACTCCCTTCGGTCGCTTTCTATGTAATTTAATACTGTATTTACTTGACTTTTACATACTTTTATAGTATAATATATCTAACAACATTAATAATAATAAGGAAAATATAAGATGCCTAAGAAGATTGATAAAGAAGTCGATAAGGATAATAAAAATCATTACATTAATAATAAGGAATTTCTAGCAGCGTTAATAGAATACCAAGCTGACATTGCAGAAAAAGCTGAACGTGGTGAAAAGAAACCTTATGTAACTGAGTATATTGCTAGATGTTTTTTACAGATTGCTCAACGACTTTCTTTTAGACCTAACTTTATTAATTACACTTATAAGGATGATATGATTTCGGATGGTCTTGAGAACTGTCTTGCGTATATGCATAA